ACCACTCAGCACATTCATCATTAGCGTTATTAAGAACACTGTGATCATAGATGCCAGTCAACGATACACCTAGCAGACGCTCCTCTTCACAGTTACGTTTCCACTCTTCAGATAGGAACTGGAAGTCAGTCATGGTAGCTTGAATAGTACCGATGATAGTAGCTACACGTACTTTACGTACTAGATCTTCTTGTGTGTCTGTATGACGTACAATAACCTCAGTAAGGTTACAGAACTGTGCATCACGTAGCAGGATCTCAGAGCATGTGTTGCATCCAAACTCATAGGCAGGATTACGCTTACCGTACTTAGCTACTTGCTTCTTAGCTGCTTCACGATTGAAGATACCACGTTCACCAGACTTAGACTTAACGAGGGAGAGCCACTCTTCCATGAATGTCTCAACGTCAGGCTTCTCACAGTACACTGCACTGTTGTTAGCTAGAGCACGTTGCTTATTCTCAATCCACCACTCACCTGCTTTAGCGTTACGCATACGTGTGTCAGACAGATTAGATAGACTGATAAGTGCAGAGCGGCGTACACCACCAACTACAACGATCTCACCAATCTTACACATGATATCGTGTACTTCTACGCTAGTAAGCTTACGACCACAAGCTTTATAGAAAGTGTGTGTAACGAACTCAAACAACTCACGCAACGGTTGTGGACCACTAGCACGACCACCAAACGTCTTCAGACGTGCGCCAGCAGGACGAATCTTACTGTAGTCAATCTTAGGGATATCACCTTCCCACAGCATTGAGATAAGCTTCTTAAATGCTTTGGCCCAACCAATCTTGCTGTCAGCTACAACGATAACGTCATCAGTCTCACGCATCTCTGTAGGTAGTTGTGGTAGCTTAGCAATCTCTTGACGTTCACAAGAGAAGCCTACACCTGTACCGTTCATAAGAATGTATAGTGCTTCTGAGAACTTACGCTTGTTATTGATAGCGATATAAGCACAATTATAAGCTGCAATGTTATCACGCTCTACAGCCTCACCTGCGGTCATCATCAAACGCATACTAGGCATTACTTCTAGATTGAGAATCGCATTGTAGATTTCTTTGATCTCACCTTCAGTAAGTACTACATCCTTCTTGAGTGCTTGAATCTCAAGCTGCACTACTGTGCGCATCACAGTCTCGTGCCAATGCTCACGGCGTTTCTCAGACTCAAGCCAACGTGCATAACGGCTCTTGTAGATAACTTGTTGGTACGCATCCATCGTCATTTTATTTAACTCCATAATGTTTTTGTAAAGCTTCATACAACTCAAATAACTTCTTATTATCAATCTTACACTGCTGTACTATGAAGTCCCCACCGTACTGAGTAATAAGATCTTCTAGATCATTCATCACCCAATGGAAGTGTGCTTCACTATCTTCAGGTAAACCATTCATCTGGCAATCCTTTCTTAACGTCTGAATACTCGAATCCATATTTCTCACACCACATAGCGTATGATGTCTTAGATCCTTTGTATATCTTAGCATTACTATTACTAAAGAACAAGTAAATCTTTACGTCTGGGTGTTGTTCTTTGACGAGCAACATCTTCTTACGATCATCTCTATCGAAGATGCCTTTGCCTTCAATAAAAACGTGTTTACGAATCTCGAAATCTGGTGTGTATATGTGTGTTGATTCTGGGATGACGTACTCAAGTTTTGTTTTTTCATAGGCTGTCTTCATGTGACGCTTACCTAAGATCTCAGTAAGCTGTTCATTCATCTTCTGCTCTAGTCGAGACTTGAAGGCTGGATTACTGTAGCTATAACGTGTCTTCGTCTTCGCTGTCCTCTCCTTTCTCGAAGTACTCGTAAGCTTCTTGCTTGAGTGAGTCATACTTGATTCTCTTTCTATGTTTATCTTTGATCGGTGCTAGTTCTTCTACACGCTGTCGATACTTTGCAGTGCGTAGATCCTTAGCAATCTTGTTGGTCCTCGTTAAGTGCGTCATCGTACCACGGCTCCTGATCCGTATCAATGATATCTTCAACATCAACTAGTGTGTTGAGACTATATGATGTGGTGATTAGTTCTGCGTTTTCAAGTATACGATCCTCGAAAGCATCAAGTATATCCTCAATAGATAGACTTAGTAGCAGGACTAGATCAGTGGCATCTAGTACGTTGTTCCTAAGAACATCTCGTAGGTTATGCAGCAAGCTCATAGCCGTACTTTCGGTTAATGTAGTTTAGACTTACCATGATTTCATCAAACTCTCCATCGATAACTTCGTTAAGGACTACTAGACCACGCCAGTGATTGTTACTCTGTGGATTGAGATAACCCTCATCGTGCTCATAGCAACTACCTACGATCATCGCAGTAATGTTCTTACCGTCAGCACGTTTACCGTATGCAATCATACGCCCTTGTTGGTGGCCTACGATACACGACATGTGCATCTTGTTGATCAATGCCTGTGCTGTAGTGACAGGACGACCCATAACACCAGACACAAGGTAGTGACAGAACGCAATGCCCTCGATAATGATAGGTTGTAGGAAGGGGATAACATTCCAACCATACAGTTCATACCCAAGATCATCAACACTAATAAGACCATCTAGCTTAGGGTCGTTGTTGATAGCACGATCAATACGATTCTCATGATTCCCCAATGTCAAGATAAGTTCAGGCTTCCACACCTTCTCTTTGTTCTTACGCTGTTGGTTCTGCTTATCTACGATAGGCTTCATTAGAGCATTCATAGCACGATGTGCACTCAGTACGTCTTCGTTGTAACGCTTGCCTTCCATGCTTTTAGTACCTGACTTATCGTGAGATGAAAGACTAGGCATATCGGCAAAGTCACCCAGATGCACCACAATATCAGGCTGCATGTCAACAATGTATTTCCCAATGTTAGTGAGGAATTCATAATCATCTCCCGGTCTAATCTGTGAATCTGGTATCACAATGATACGCTTACCAATACGTTTCATTAAGAACCTCCTTCGTCACGAGCCATACGCATTAGTGTTTCAAATCCCAACTGAATAAGATAAGCTTGAGCTTCTTCATCAAGATCAAGTTCTACTTCACCAGTCTCTTCATTCACACTGATAACTTTAAGTTTCATTTTCTACATCCCTCATAGTCTTGTCCTAATTCAGCTTCTAGTCGTTGGTTACGAGCATGTAGCTGCCGGTTCTCTTGCTCTAGAGTTGAGATCATATCTCGTAGTTCCTCTATTTCAAGTTCTAGTTTACGGAATGTGACAGGATCACATCTGTATACCCATTCTGGATTAACTGGCATTTGGCCCCCATCCAAGGTTAAGTGTATCACGCTTAGTGATCATGTTCTTAGGAACACTCATTGCACTATTCCAATTACCATGCACGGTGTCAATAGTGGTTGCTAATTCGATGTATTCATCATCTTCGTATATGATGAACCCAACAGACACATTCTTAGTAGGTGCTACAGTTTCCTGTGTCCAGCCAGTACTGCCTACTGCATCAGTCCACTCAATCCACGCTATAGAATTATGCACTGTATTCATCCTCTGAAGGTTGATAGATAGTGTTCATTGTTTCAATGACACCACAGTCTGTAATGTACTCGATAATAGAAGTACGTGTTTCACACCTACCTAGCTTAGGGTGGTTAAGAGAGTACAAAATAGCATACCTAGTACCGTCATCACGGTGTACGATCTGGGCAGCACCTCTATACAGAACTACATGTTTATCTTTAGTTGGTTTAGTTTCAATCATACTCTATCTACTTTCGGCTCCTTGACTACTTTGATTAGATGCTCAACTTTGTTGCTGTAAGCATACGAAATGAGTCCCTGTCCGTCGTTAGCGTTCTCCCAACATTTCTCCTTGTAACCGCAGTATGAGCATGTCGTGCACAGTTTAAGATTGCCTGACTTTCCGCTTTCAACTGGGATGAGTTGCGTAGGTGGAGTTTCTGCTTCAATAGCATTGACACAATTCTCCGCATGATCCATGACCTTCGTTGGGCTAGGGATATCCGCACTGAAATCATAATATTTAATGTGACCTAGTGACTTATCGACACATAAGAACCCTGCGCCAGATGTATCACAACCATCGAAAAAAGCATTATAAGTGCCCAACTGGAAGCGATACCCAAAAGGATCGTCAACAAGGTTCCCTTCAAATTTGTAAAATCCCTGAGATGCCACAGACTTAACATCAACGAGAGCACCGTCAATAACAGCATCGATCCGACCACGTACACGCCAACCATTTGATAACTCCTTCTCAACTACTGCTTGTTGATGAGATACAGTATGTCCTGCTAGTGTAGCTAAGTGCAGTACTACATCCTCAATAATATCTCCATATAGAAACTTGAGAACAGTAGAGCCAGACAGTTGTTCCTTAGCTTCGTTACGGTATTTGTACCACAACTCACGTACACAAGGACGACCAATATCACTAGCGTAAAGAGTACCCATTTCATACTTGCGATCTTCTTTAGTTAGTTGACGTTTGAATTTACTTGCGACTTCTGAACCTAGTCCTGACAACAACACCTCCGTCATGGAGGTGCTGCCGTTCTTAAGAACATGATTCATATCGTCAACAAGAGTTGAGATATTAGGCATCGATCATTCCTTCCATAGCGGCTTCAGCCATAGCTGCTGCCTTGTCAATATCGCCAGTACTGTATGCTTCAAAGATACGTGCAATACCAATGATGTGTTGTGCTGCATCATCAAGGTCAATCTCTTTCTTACCGGTGAGTGTACCTACATACAGTTCACGAGCATTAGTCAATGCGTTCTGCCGAATAATAGCCCGCTCAGGTGACAGAGCAGGTACAGGGAACACACGATCATACCCACCACGGCTGCCTCCACCAGTAGGACGTGGAGCACTTGCCGTTGGTACAGAAACGCCACCACCACCAACAACAGTGATGTTCTTAGGATCAGTGATCTCAGAGCCATAATCAGTTTCTTTTACGTTTACTTCAATAGTATCCCCTTCGGAGCATTTAGGTTTGGTGAAGCCACACTTGTACCACTGACCATCAGTACCCTTGATACTGAAGACTGGCTTAGGGCCGAACTTAGTAGTGACTGACTTGCTTGAGATTGTTTGTACAGTGATTTGCATTTGTGTATTACTCCTTAGTGTAAACAAGATTGTATTCTTCTGGTTGTTCTAACCAGTTGTGTCCACAAGACACACCAACTTTAGGTATCAGATCGAATGGTATATTATACGATTCCTTTAGATATTTGTCAATACATAACATAGCTTGTGGGAAGATATGTTCAAAGTTCTCTTTGAATCCTACATGCACATCAAACACCACGCTATCATGTACTGTCAGTATAGGTAATATATGGTCACGAACCTCAGTATCAAGATGTAACCAACGTTGAATTAACTTACCTAGTACCAACGGTACGATATCGGCAGTTGAGAATGATTGTACAGGATAGTTCTTAAGTTCTGTAGGACTGAATGATAGACCCTCCTTGTAGTCAGACGCATACTCATCATACAGAAAGTAACGACCAGTAGGCTGTACCTTGATACATTGCCCTCGCTGATACATACCTAGACGTTCCTCTGTAACGTAACGACCCTTGGCTGCTTCTTCAATTAATTGTTTATGCCAATCAGCAACTCCTTTATAACGTGAATAGAATGTCTTAACGAACTTCTTAGCTGTAGGAATATCACATCCTGCATTCTGTGCTAGTGTGTTAGCACCTGCACCATACACAAGACCGAACGTAAGACGCTTGAACCACTTGCGCTCATCGCTAGTAGGCTTACGTCCGTTCATATCTTGGAATAGCGCAGTGTGTAGATCAACACCACCATTGATATCTGCAATCAATTGACTGTCATTAGACAAGAACGCTAGACCTACCATCTCAAGTTGATTGTAGTCAACCTCATAGATACAACCGTTAGCACCCCAACGAGACACAAACGCTGCCTTGATAGGGCCATTCGTTTGGTTCTGTAGGTTAGGTTCAGTACATGACAGACGACCAGTACGTGTTACACAATGATTGAGAGATGGGTGAATAAAGCCTGACGGCATCACTAGTTCTGATGTACGTAGGAAGTACGTAGTGTATTGCTTATCAAGTTCTCGTAATTGAGATACGTACTGTGCTAATTTTTCAATACGCCCAGACTTAGTTTTGATCTTGGAGA